GGAGTTTTAATCATGTTCGGAGTTTGTAAGAGCTGATTAGCAATCTCCATTCGCCCAGCGCCTGTTTTGGTTAACGGATTTGCTGAATTAACAAAAACTCTTCCGATGCCTTCCAAGTCCTTGTTGGTGAATTTTCTAAGCATTGAGCGTTTAGATTTTCCCGTGATGATTGCCATTCGTGGAACAACCGCGAAAGTCTGAAGTAACTCAATAAGCCCTGATCCTAGATCTTCCAGCGCGAGTGTCGCACTCGTCTGAACTCCGCTTGTTGATTGGATAGCCTGCTGCTGAAGTAATGCCATAGCAGTTCCAGACATATTTGCTGGAGCATTTCCTCGACCAATTTGAGAGACATTAGAAAGAAGATCTCCATTTTGAATCAAAGTATTTAAGAAATTAAATACTTCAGGAGCTGTTTTTAACAGATCCATCGGCTCTAATTTGCCGGCCTTTGGATCATATTCCCAAACATTCATTCCATCCATAACTTGAGTGACCTTTGGAGCTGCTCCTTTTGGCACCTGAAAATTCTGAACAGCATTTGCAGCTTGGTTTGTTAAAATTGCACTTACTGTCATGTCCATTGCATCTTGCACTGGCAAAAGATCCATCAAGTACGAATGGCCAAAGTTATTCTCGAAATATTTCCCAGTCGTGATTGGAAAAATATAAGGACGTTTGTAGGGAAGAGGTCCATCAAATAGCGTGATGTCTGCTGATAGCACTTCGGTCATTCGACCTTGTGGCATCGCTTCTGTTTTTGGGTGATACAACGTATAGGTCGGAATGATGTCGCAATCTGAATCTTTTGAATCTAGAGTGTATTTTTTTCGATCTAGTTCATATTTTAAATTATCGCTTACATTATCTGTTAACTGTGCGATTTTTTCCGCAAGCTCTGGATATTTAGCAGCTAAGTCCCATTTGTTTTTAAACTTTCTAACAATCTTCCAGCCATCTGATAGATTTCTAAGACGAACTTCTCGAGTAACGTCTAAAATTGTGTGAGTGTTAGATTCTACATCACCCTCATGAATTGGAAGGCCATTTTCTGGATTTGGTCCGTAAACTTCGCCACCAGTCGCATTCCAATCAAGTGAGATCCATCCTTCGCGAAGAAAAAGTGCTTTAAGGACTGCATCTGAATACTTAGACTCTAGGCCCATTTCGCGCATGTAATAATCTAAGAGACCAGAAGCTAGCTGTGTGTCTGCTTGACTCTCAAGATCTGTGTTGATTGCAATTGGTTCCCATGCTGGTCGACTTCCAGTGACCATGGTATGAATGTTTCTAATGTAGCTTGCATAATGATTGAGGTGCATGGCTTTTAAAGACTGATCAACGTCTTCAATGAAGGTGCTACCGTAAAATGTCCGATATGATTTTCTGAGCTCTATTAATAACCCACTGTTATGCAGGTATTCCTTATAGTCTTTCACCTTTGCCATTATATTTTTGGCAATTAAATCAGGGCCGGCGGCAGCCCAATACTCACGTTGCATTTTATCTCCTAGGCCGGTTGTTATCCGGCAATAGTTTTTGGTTGTTCTTTAGCTATGCTCTTCTTAAATTTCCTCTTAGTTTTTTAAATTCGTTGTATTGTTCATTTTCTTCTAAATTAATTTGATTAAAGCCAACCTTCACAGGAATTGGATTTGTCGTCTCATCAATATTTCTCACTAAATACATGAGGGCCGCGATCGCATCGAAGTGACCTAAGACTTTAGATCTTGCAAATTCCCTACGATTTTCATTCCATATTCCATAATTGAGTGAATCGATCAGTGTCTTACATGATTCATCAATCTCAATTCGTTTATCTTTAAACCATACGCGAACTTTATTTATCATCGCGTGAAGATCATCTTTCGAAGTAGAATGGAAAAACATATTGTGAATTGAACCAAGGTCTAAAAGCAGTAATGGATTATTATTATCCGCTACGCGCTTATAAGGCTCAGCCCCATTCCATAACTCTCTCTCAATCTCTGAAAGCTCAGCGTGAAGCCTTGGAGTTGTCATCGTTGGACCACTGATCACATGCTCACGCTCGATCACAAGCTTTGCTCTAGGGAAATCATAATAACCAAAAAGAGTGATGTTGAGGTCGCGGACTCCGAGATCCATTCCAACATACTTGTGAAGCTTCTCGTAATGCTCAGATTTAGGACCTCGAGTGTATTCGTAGTTTCTAAACTCAGGCACAATCGCAAGAGTTTGATCTGTTACAAACTTACAAAGATATTCTCTCTCCCAGTCGGTCTCAGTGAGGCATTCTTTCTTGTATTCCTCGATCATCTCTGGCGTAGCCATTGGGTTTTTATAAATATCAAGCTCAACATAGGCATTTTCACGCTTTGCTTTTAAACAGAAGTCTTTAAAATCGTGATCTGGCGACTTTGGAGGAGTTGAAATCATTATGACTCGAGCACCCTCACGATACATTGTCATTGGAATGACCACGCTCGAGTAAATGTAAGACACGTTCTTGATGTAAGCCGCTTCATCGAAAATATAGAGATCGCAATAATTACCTCGACCGCCATTAGGCTTTCGATCAAGGCCAATAAGCTGGATCTCTGATTTATTTTGAAAGATGTATTTCTTTTTAGACTCTGACCATTTCGGGCGAATATCTTCCGGGCAGTCTTCAAGAACTGCTTCAAAAGCTGGAATGATAAACTCCTCAAGGTCTGTAAGAAAAGCAGTCGCAATCTTAACCCTTGCCAGGTCTTTAGATCTGGCAACGCGGATGCATTCAGTAACAATCCAAAAAGTTTTACCGAAACGACGCGAGCAATTTGCAACGAATAACTTTGCAGTGACTTTTCTGTAAGCCTCATCAATGACCTTCTGGCCAGAGTGAAACTTCCAATCAATCTCGTTACGTCTCCATAAAACGTCTCTAAGAATATCTCCATCATTCATTAGAGCTTTCTTTTTTGGACGCTGTAATTAACAGACTTTTAAGATCATCACTCGTAACGTCTTTGAGCATTTCATAAAATCCAACTGGCTTTGCATCAGTCGATTTTTCAGCATCTTTCGGCACAGTGTACGAGTACTTAGACATTTCCTTTAAGATTTCTAGTTTTAAATTCTCGTTATTAGTCTCTTGAAATAACTTTATAAACTCCTCAACAATGATAAACCCGTTATCATCGCAAGTTTCCAAAAAAGCGAGAGTGCGCTTATTCTTTACTCCAAGCTTTCGCCCAGATCCTTTTACCTTTGTCATTCCTTTAACAAATGGCATGCGATGGAGCTCCCATTACTTAATTTTGCGAGTCAGTTTAAGCCACACGAGTCGCCAGAAAGTTGGCTGTAAGAAAAATGGTTTTTTAAGCTCTACTCTAAGAAGCATAAGAACAAGTAGCGGCACTTGCTCGATGTCTGTGATTTTGGATTTAGCTTTCGCTACAAGATGTTGATACTCAGGCCTATGCTCAGGGCTGTGAATGATATCGTCACCGATACCGATATGTATCCAGTAATCTAAATCTTCGTACATTTTCTTTACTGTCATCATTTTCTACTCATCCCAAATTTAAGTGCAGTGACATCACTTTCTAGTGATTCGTATTTTTCCTTTAGCGCCTTATGCTCATTCGTGAGATCGATCATTTCTTTAAAGAGATCAGGCCGCTTTGGAAAAGAGTGTTCGAGCACCCTGACGGCCTGAAGAGAGACAAACAGAACCAGCGCACCCAGAGAATCCGAGAGGCTCAGACCTGACACCATGAGCTTTATAAATAAAGCCCACGTGATTAAGATGATCTGATTCTGTTTAATGAATTCTATTATTTTAGATTCCAAAAACGTCCCTACACTTTTTCGTGAGATTGTTAATAAAGATCGCAAAGATGTCGGGTTGAGATGCGTCTAACTCTTTCCCCTCTTGACTTAGAAGGTCCTCACTGATTTCATATTCGATAAACCCATAAGCACCTTCATCACGTATGAACTTTAAGACCTTGACCTTTTTTTGAGGCTCAGACTTTTTGTTCTTAGACACCTACAGCCTCACTAGGCTTAACGTGTGTTAAATCCATTTTGTAAGGTTCTGCTTTTGGTTCTTCTTTCGGAGGTTCGATGAGCTCAATATCCTTTCGGATCTGATCGCGCATGTTTCTAAGGAATTGGATCGTCATGTGCATTCCTTCAAACTCTTCGGCATAGAATTGCACTCGAGTTGTTAGGACTTGAACCGCTGTCGCGATATAATCATGAGCAGATTTTTTTTGCTTAAGAATTTCCTCTTGGGAGACCGTAGCTTGCTCACTCATTTGCAAGCTCTCTTTGTTTTCTTAGTCGTAGATTTAGTTTTCGTTTTCTTCGAAGTCATTTTTCTCACTAGAAATCTCCTTGTGTTTAGATACGTCACCACAAGGGATTTGATGTCGATATAACATTGTGAATCTGTCTTAATTATGTTTTGAAAACAGCATTTTTCTATGCTGTAATTTATTTATGAAGCAAAAAGAATTACCTAAATTAAAGCGTTCTGCAGGAAAAAGAAAAATCACTCTGTATTTTGATCCAGAAATTGATAATATTTATAGACAGGGAAAACAAAACGGCTGGGATGTTTCAGAGATCGTGAGAAGCGCTGCCAGTGAAGCACTTAAGCGTGAAGCTGATATACTTTCAAAGCCTGCTGAAGTCGCATAAATATTCTAAACCTGTTCTAATTTAGAATTATCTGCTCTCTCAACTCGTATCTTCACATACCCTTTTTTCGGTGGTGCTTTTTCCCATTTGTAATCAGGGCGACCGATCACGTCCATGGTATCATTCTTAATAATCTTAAGCTTTACGAGTGCGTCCTCGATCACTTTGAAGCTATAGACAAGGCCATTGTAATCAGGGCACCTGGAAGTGCCTCGAATGAGTGTGAGCTTTGCTTTTGCCCATGGCTCTTTTGGTATTGATCCTGCGACCTTCAACTGAATGAGCTTCAGCCAGCGTTTAGATTCTGCGTACCTTAAAGTCCAGTGCGAGCCGTGACCTTCATTTATTCTTTTTGGAAGCGAGTCGATTTGGAATTCGATGATCACGCCAAAACTCCCTTCAGTCCCCAAACGAATAGCCAAATTACACCGACTAAGATAGCAACGTTAATTATGAATTCAAACCATTCTTGATCAAGAAGACACAATAGCAAACCAATCAGCGGAAGCATGGCGAAAATGTGGAGTGCGGTCATAGATTTAATCCCATACTTGAAATCTCCCTGGCCGTTTAAAATCAATTGTTGGAATTAGCATCTGCTCGCTTGGAGTGTCGCAATAAGCGCATGCGCCTAATATCATTGTAACTGAATGTTCCGGTGCCACCCATCCTTTAGACTTTGCACAGTCACTGCAAATCCAATATTTATCACGAGTCTTTGGTTTATCTTCAGGCATTTTCACTCAGCATGCTCTCTGCTATGAATGAATTGCAAAACTCTTTTTCCTCTTCCAGAGGCAATCAATGTAATTGGCTTACAGTCGCCAAGGTTCATATTCTTAGTATGAAGCCAGGCTTCAATTTTCCTGTAATCCTTAAAGAAAACATGAAGCTCAATAATAATTTCGATCATGACTCTATCAACTGCGATGTTTTTCATTCCTCACTCGCTTTCTCGTCTTCGGTTATGGCTTCCTTTGCGATCATTGTATTTCCATCAGCATAATCAGTTCCATGGTCTTTGCCGATTTCTTTCAACGCCTCCAAAAGCTTCTTATGCCGGGCTTCGAGAGATCGATATTTTTCTATCTCGATATATTTCCAATCGACTTCACTCATTCATCACCTGCGATTTTGTTGAGATTTTTCCAGTGTCGGCCATTTGCGATTCTAATTATAGTACTCTTGTTAACTCCAAATTTATTTCCCAGCTCTAATGCATTTGATTTACCATAAGATTCTCTTTTGTATAAAAATTTAATTTCATGTATTTGATCTGCGTTTAATTTTCTTAGATTTGTTTTATAGGGATTTTTCTGTAAATAGTTTCGGCCTTTTTTCGCACAATCATCCATATTATCTTTATGTGTTCCTATAAACAAGTGTTCAGGATTAACACAACTTCGCACGTCGCATTTATGACAAACAAGTTTTCCTTTAGGAATTTCACCATGATAAACTTCCCAAGAAAGCCTATGTGCCTTTATATTCTTTTTATTTAAAGAAAGGTTCCCATAGCCAAATTGGGTTATTGACCTGTTCCACAACCAACA